TTCCTCGTGCATACCCATCCTTGCGAGTTCCGAAGCCGCTCTGCTGTAACCCATCATCTGGGTATACCGATCTAAGGAAGACCACAATCCCGACAACGGTGAGAAAACATAGTTTGCTACTAATGTTGTCATTAGACCCACCCTCTTAGATTTGTATTAACGCAGTGTTCGATTGTATCTTTTTTACGTGCGATGGAATAAATGTCGCCTCTTGAGATACCGATATCCATAAGATCTGCATCTGATAGTTTGCTGAGTGCTTTTTCAGTTTCTCGAATTGCTCTACGTTCAATTCTCCAATTTCTAAAGTCTCTGAAGGCGTTGATGATCAGTTCGATTGATCTGGTTGTATAACCATGTGCTGCTAGTATAGCTTGTGTCATTTTGTTCTCCAAATGTATGATAAATGTGTGTGTTAATCCGAGCGTAGGCGATCTACATTTTACTCCTTTTCCACACATTTATTTAGTACAGAAATAGGTAAATAACCCTTACCAATTTGGAATAGGCGTTATGCAAATTTGGAAAGTGTGACAACTTGTTCGCAAAAAAAAGGTCTCCGAAGAGACCTTTGAATTATTCTTTTGTATCATCTCGTTTACTAACGAAACTGTACATCTCTTTTGCCTTCTCCATGAGGTCTTGTACAGAATACATTTCAGTTACTTTCTGAAACTCTTCCATCTGCATCTTGCCTTGATCCATCATTTTCTCAGCGAACTGTACGTTCATATGATACTGTTGATCCATGTAGTCTTTTGCAAGTTGCAACATCTCAGAACGGATTTCGAATGGATTTTTATTAGACATCACTTCACCACCTTAGCGAGCATCTCGCCTGTTGCATTAGAAAATTCATTGATTTGTTTAAAGGACGCTTTTGTAAATGCGGTTTGAGTGTCGATAAAATCATTCAAGGGTTTACTGAGTGTTTCATCTTTCACCCAAGTTGATACCCAACCTCGTTTTGCATTCTGGATTGCGTCAATCCACATATTAGACATGTATTCGTTCATTTTATTCTCCTGTTTGTGTGTGTAAAAATGGGGGGAATAAATCCCCCCTGAGTTATTATTTATTCTGTGAGAAGTTCTTCCTTCCCAGCAACTGAACCAATAGAGATCTTTCGAGGTTTCTTTTCCTCTGGGATCACATTTTCAAGTTCTACGTAAAGGATACCGTTTTGGTATTCAGCACCACGTACTACAATTGTATCCGACAAAGTAAACTTTCTACGGAACTGTCGTGCACTGATTCCTCTGTGTAGATATTGCGCTTCCGACTTTTCGTCTTTCTTACCCTCTACAGTAAGTACACCGTCCTTGACTTCAACATCAAGTTCATCTTGGTTGAATCCGGCAAGTGCCAGTTCAATGACGTAATTATCGTCATCTACTTTGCGTATATTGTAGGGTGGGTAGTTTGGTTGACTTGATCCTGTTTGATGCATACGATCTAGTACACGGTCAAACCCAATAAAAAATGGATCATTAAGTAAGTCGGCAGTCATTCTGCGAGTATTCATTTGCTATCTCCTTTATTAAGCAAGATTGATGTTATGTACCCGATAACGGCGTACAATGTTATTTATATCACAAATTGAAGGTCATGTCAACCAAAAAATTACTTTCTTCCTATATTATATTTTACTGTAAGATCCCATTGATCTTTTTCTTTATAAGAAATGATCTTAATGTGATTTAATGGGGCAACTGGATCCTTGGTTTTTTCTTTATCAACGATCTTGAGTAGTTCCCACTCTTCTAGTAAATTTACAATAGTGTTTCGGCGTGCTTTGTCCTCGTCTGTGAAAGTATTCTGTTTACCATCTAGTATAAACAGTTCCTTAAAATGAAGGATTGCATATCTGCCTTTTTTGTGTAGGATGTGGCAAGACTGATACAGTCTTTTTTCTTTTCGTGAAGAAATACCAATTCTTGTGAGCGTCTCTTTAATTTTTAAAAAACTATCATCAGAGGGTAATTCAATCTCGACACCAACTCCCTTAAAAATATCTTCGTTCATAATACATGTTCACCTTTTTTATAATTTATTGTTATGGGTGGTGTTGATCAACATAACCAACGAAAGTATTTATCAAAACGTGTTTTTTAACCACCAACAAATAACTTATCGTAAACATGTTCCATCTGGTCTTTACTTAGAACCTTGTAATACTGTTTTGCAACTGTTCTGTTGCATTCATAAACCTTCTGGATGGCATCTAGATCTTCATTAGGTTCTGCCTTGTGCCACTTGGAGAACCGTTTGCGTTTGCGTAGTGATGCACGATAATAATCGAACTGTGCGCCTGCCATGTTGTCTAACATAGGCCAACGGATGTTCATCTCATTCGCATGAAGAATGGTATCTTCAAAGTAAGAGAACCCACGATTGACAACATAGGAATACGATAAGTATTCTTTCTCTGCAAGATCTGGGTTCTCTGCCTCACGAATGATATCTTTCTTAGAGTCTGATGCAGCATTCATGAAGTCAAAGGGCGAGAACTCTTTACTCATGAAGCATGTGCTCCTCATCATCTACCATTGCATCATACTGCATCTTCTCACGTTCATACGATCCAACGAATGTCAGTTCCTCGTCATAAGAAACTACATATCCAACTGCACGTAAGAAGTCAGTGAATGAAGTAAGAACCTCATCAAGGTCTGCATCTTCATTTAATTTCATTTCAATTGATGAACCATCAATATTATGGGTGTGACTAAATTTCATTTTTCGCCTCCTCAATACCCTGTAAGATTAGATCAAACTCTTTTGCGCATGAAGGACAGACATCATAAGTTGCCTGTCCTTCTGCCATTTCTACAGTCATCTTGAATGACTCTTCTTTATCGAATTGTTTTACGCAGTAGAAACATTCTGTCGACATTACTTGTATTCACTTTCAATCATAATTTCTGTCAAGTACGCCACCATGTTGATCTCACTATCAGAGGCGAAGTTTGCCTTGTACATGTAATCTGCAGTAGTGACTACAAATCCTGGCATACTACGGAACTCTACACGTTCATCTGCAGCATCATAGATTGCACGAAACATCTCGTTCATATCCTGATCAGAATTACGTGCAACCCACTTGCGCATCTCAGTGAAGTTCTTAGACTTCAGATAAGAGAACAGTTCATCAACACTTTCTGCTTTCAGATTGACAAAGATACCTTCGTCGATTGAACCTGATGCAGCATAGGATTGAAGTTCGGTAAGTACACGACGAAAGTCTGGGAAGTATTTCTGTACAACCTTTGCAATGACTTTCTTGTCGTATGACACACCCTCTTGATCAAGGATTGCAAGAACACGTTTGTAGAACGCCCCTGCGAGTGCAGGTTTCTCTTCATTGTCAATAGAGAAGTCTATCTCAGAGAGACGTGACCTCAAAGGACTGATGATACGGTTCTTGAAGTTACAAGTAAAGATGAACCCACAATTCGAAGAGTACTCCTCAATGAAGTTACGAAGTGCAGGTTGAACATTAGTGGATGGTAGGTAGTCTGCCTCGTCAAATATAACATATTTGCGTCCACCTGTCAAGCTGACTGCAGAAGCAAATGTTGAGATATCGTAACGAACGGCATCGATGTTAACGTTGAGTGATCCATTCTTTACGATGTAATCACAACCCATCTCTTCAAGCATTGCCTTTGCGACTGTAGTCTTACCTACGCCAGGCCCACCTGTCAAGAGAAGGTTTGGTACGTTCTCATCCTTGATAAATTTTTGAAAGATTTCTTTTGTTTGTTGAGGAAGAATTGTATCTTCAATCAACTGAGGACGGTATCGTTCCACCCATAATACTTCGTTTACTTTAGTAGTAAGACCTTCTTGCATATTGCGCCACCATGTTCATATTATAAAAAAGACTTTGAGGGGCGGTCTAGAAACCCGCCCCTCTGGGTATGTGAAACATCGTTGAGTGGTTCTACCCTTCTTGGTATTGTTTACTGGACTTTATCTGCCAGTGGAGCGTCTGGTGGGACATCGCCTTCGACGACATCTGCCTCTGCTGTTGGGTCTGGCACAGGTGTACGTTGGTTCACGTATGCCACAATTTTATTGCGGAGAGCGCCAACTCCCGCCAGTTCCTGACCCTCGAAACCGCCTCGTCGAGAGACCGCATCAATAATTTGAACTACAGTGGAAATGTCCTGTAGTGTAAGATCGACAGGCTGTTGTGTGCCCATCATTGCTGCTTGCTGTTGTTCGTTCATGGTATTTTTTACCCCTTTTTATAAGTCGACTTAGAATCAATTGCCACAAAATAAGTGACATCGTCACCTTCAAACTTAGAGATACCTTTTGAGCAAAGCGTAACTCTATAGTCTTGCGGCAGTAACTTAAGATTATCGGTCTTGATGATAATCTTAAACTCATCGGCAGTATCACCAATTTCGACACCGTAGTCATCGGCCCCTTCATTAGTACTATCGATTGCTTTGAGATAACATGTGCCGTTTGAACCGACAAATGCGATCTCACTGAACTGAAGAACTCCTGCAGCCTTCAATACAGATTGCATGTCATCCCATGAGACATCGACTTCTACATCCTTAGAAGGGATTTTGACATCCTTCTCAGGTGCTGCGTGAATCATAGAAACGTCTGCGAATAGGTATTTAGTTCTGCGTTTGCCTTCAGAAATAATAAAGTATTTATCATGAAACTCCACATCGGCATCTGCATAAAGCGATAAAATCGACAAAAAACGTGATAAATCGTAGATACAGGCGTCAGATGGAATCTCATCTGGAATGGTTGCGCTAGCAATCAACGTCCGTTCGGGAGTGATTGTCTTGAGGACATTCCCTTCCTTCATCTGGATAGACTTGTTGATTGTAGCAAAACTCTTAAGAATCGTAAGAGTGCGTTCACTGAATTTCATTATATACATATCTCCTTGTGAGTATTCAAACTATACTATACCCCAAAACTCATCCTTTGTCAAGTCTTTTCGGCGAATTCTTTGATTATATTTTATCGCCTCCTCAATTAATGAGAAACTTGATTCGAATTGTTTTGCAGTATGTAATAGGGCTTGTGTGTCTTTGGGGAGACAGTGTCCACCCCAACCACGTTCATCTGTGACAAAACTATGATCATCTCCAATACGTTCATCTAAACATAAGTGATACCTGACCTCATTGAAGTCAACGTTTGCTTTATTGCAGAAATCATATAGTTGGTTGAAGTAACTTACCTTCAGTGCAAGGAATGCATTCTCTGCATACTTGACAGCAATAGCTTCTTCATTCGTGCAGTGGTGGATGCGAATCCGTTTAAAACGTTTTATAAACAAATTTGACCAGAATGAATCTGATGTATCATTACCAAGAATCATATACTTCTGGTTTTCGAAATCATGCAATGCAGTTTCCGCACGAAGGAACTCTGGGCTGAATGAAATCTGTTTGTCTGGAAAAGCGGTTTTAATTTGTTCCCAACCCTCAAGACTAATGGTAGACTTAATAAGGATAGGAACGTCTGGTGAGTCATCAATAACATTTACCACATTGGTAATGTCACAAGAACCATCAGACGATTTTGGAGTAGATACACAGACGATGACACCGTCTGAATCCTGTTTAATAGGGAAGTTCCATTCACGATACTGTGGATCCACAATATCATACTTCACTGACTTCACCTGAGAAAAAGCATTAATAACTGCCTTACCCACGTAACCATACCCTGCTACTGTTATGTTTGTAGTCTTTTTCTTTTGGGATGGTTTTCGGTTTACCGCTTCAAAAGAAGGGTAACCTTTTTCAAATACTGGTTCCATGTTTACCTCTCACATACTCTTTTACGTAAATCGGACGAAGAGAATCTATGGTCACGTTTATTGTAGTACAATTCGATCCCACGTTTCTTACAAGTTTCATAACCAGTAAAGTTTTTCTCTTTGTATTCTACGCCTAGGATTCTTACGTCGATTTGATACATGGACAGTATATCATCTAAGTCCGCCTCTGTCAAGTACGGAATGATCTCATCTACGTAACTAATTGCTTTTAGTTGCGTGTATCTCTCAACAACGGTTTGGATGGGAGAGTTCTTGGACGGACGATCAACCATAGGATCAATCTGAAGTCCACATATCAAATAGTCGCATTGATCCTTTGCTTCACGTAACATCTGAACGTGTCCAGCGTGAAGCAAATCAAATGCAGATGCAGTAAAACCCACTTTCATTTTACCTGCCTTTTCAGTAATTCATAGACTACGTATAACTCGTCTATACATTTATCCAATATCATGTGAGCAGTTTCATCATCGTTTTTCTCACGTTCATCACGTAACATTTTTATGCGTACCTGTAAGTACTTCAAAGGGTTCGCAGGGGAAAGAACTTCCCCCATTGGATGAATCGATCTACGTCTCACTTCACAAAACGAACCTTGTACTTCTTACCCTTTTCAGAAAAGGTAATTATAGAATGAGAATAAACTTCTTTGGTTGTGTTCTCATATGTGGTTTCATTACGACAACGAGTTTCTTGTTTGTAACCAACGATCTGATCTTTTCCTCGTTTGTTATCTGCAGCGATCATGCCACCAAGAACCGCACCTGCAGCTGCACCTTGATCATTACCAGATACACCTTTACCAAGGATACCACCGATAATCAAACCACCAAGGACATCGCCTGCGGAGGCGCCCCCGCCCGTACGCCCGTAGATAGGAACATCTACATCCATACATCTTCGTACGGTAGTGGGGATACTTTCTGTAACTGTGCGATAGTGGTCAACCACTGATCCTTTAACTTTGACTGCGTACATCGAATCGTTTGCAAATGCAGTTGTTGCACATAATGTTAGGGCGGTTGCTAGACAGAAATGTTTCATTTCTTTTCTCCATTGTCTTTTTCATTTAACAGTTTGGTGTTATCGTTTTGGATCATCCCTTCTTTGATGTCGTAAACCATATCACCCTTAATCATACCTATGATCGTATTCGTTAAATCTACCTCTCGCCTCAGAAACCCGATTTTAGTTTCGAGTTTCTCGATTTGTTTGAGGTAGAATTCTAATTCTTGTTCTTTACGTAATTTCTGTTCGATGAAATCACTAATAAGGATTATACGCTGTTCTTCACTCATTGGCAACTATTTTCTTTTAGATTTCTTTTTATAGTTCTTTGGGCGAGACCTTGCGTCTGCTGTGGCAGATACACCAAGAGATCCGATTGCACCCATGTTACCCTTGAAGATATGCATACCAATGTGGTTTAGTTGCATCCAAGGACACATCCATACACGAAGATCTGCTTTACGTGCCTGTTGACAGAAGAAATAATCTTCCGACAAATAACGTCTTGATACAGGATCAATGATGCAGTCAAAGAAGGCAGTGATATTACGTTCACCATCAAAGTTCTCAGTACGTACATGATCTGGTTTGTAACTATATTCTGGATATGTATCACGGTACTTCTCAAGAACCTCACGTGGAATCAACATGAATCCAGTACCTGCTTCAGATACTTCGATTGGTTCACTCAATTTGAATTGACCTTTCATTCCCCGAACTGGGTTGAATACGAAGTCTGATGTGTAGTTCTCCAACTGGAATGGGTTTTCGTCACCCTTACCTTGTCGTGCAGCTTCTGCAACCTTTTCCCACGCAATAGTTTTCTTGGGATAGGGGCCAGTCATGATGTGATACTTTTCTTTATCATGTACCGCAAGACCAAGCAACGCAAGTACATCTTTTGCATTGAAGTGGATATCAGAGTCAATGAACATCAAGTGAGAACATTCAGATCGAAGGAATTCGTCTACGACATAGTTACGTGCACGTTGTACCAAACTCTCGTTGAAGAGATAGTAAAAACGAATTGGTATACCTGCTTGGGTACACAACATCGCCAGATCGTTACAAGATTTTGTGAAAAGTCCAGAACAGTTTCCACCGTACATGGGGGTTCCGACAAAAATCGAATATCCCTTTAGTTGTTCTGTTGTAATTTTAATGTCCATTATATCTCCATTATACTTTTAAAGGGTTTCCGCCCAACTTCAGATTGTCTTCTGCAGTTTGAATCACGCCATTTTCGATGGTAGTCTCTCCACCATCCTTGTGTGGATCAACATGTCCACCGTGGTATTTATTCGTATGCAGTTCAGACATTTCTATCTCTTTACCTTCAGGCGTCATGAAACCAGAGTTAACTGCAAGAACCATTTTGTCTTGTGTACTGTATGTACGTTTCTTGTCTAACTTTGTTGTGACAGAATCGATGTCGAACACTTCCATGATCAGTTGGTTACGAAGGACGTTATTTGTCTTCTGTAATCCACCAACCATCGTGCCAAATGATTTTGGATCTTTGAAATCAGCGTGTTCGTAATATTGACCATTTGTTAGAAGTGTAACAACTGCAGTCATGTACTGTTGAAGGAATGAACGATTGTCATCAATCTTCATCTTCTTGTCTTTCATTGCACAGTAGATAACAAACAAGTCAAAGACTGAGTTACGATTTGCAATTGCATATGCATCCTCAGACATCACATCTTTCATGAAGGCGTTGAATGTTGTACGGAATTTGTTGATCTGAACTTCACCATCAGAACCATCACGATAGAAGTTTTCCATATTTGTTTTGGAAATAGATTTCTTGATATCATAACAAAATAGGAATGCCAAGTTTGCAATGAACTGATCAATACCACGACGATTGATGTTAGAGTTTGAAAACCACTTGCCTTGTGTTACAAAGTAATCACCATGTTTGTCTGCCAGTTCACGTACAGTATTTGCAACTGTAGTGGTGTAAGAGTTAAGAATCTCAGGGTGCATCAAAGGTTTACCATCGTTCACGTTACGGAACAATTCAGATAGTTCTTCACGTGTCGCATCTGTATAAACAGAGATGGTAACAATAGCTTCGTGGAATGCATCTGCAAGTACAGGATCAAGAGTCTCGTAAGTATCGTTATCTTCATCAACCGTCACAGTTGCACCTTGGATATCATACTTACCATGAACAAGACGTATCTTGTTGTTCATGAAATCTACGATAACATTGTTACGGTTGTTAGAGTCGACGTTGATATACTTGATACCACGATCTACTTTCTCTTGGAAGTATTTGATATCGCCCTTGTCGCCACGTTCAACTGCAGCTGCAAGACATTCGTCTGCGTCTGCAAAGATAAACTTGGAAGGTGCTTTACCTAAGATGACAGATCCGATATATGCAGACTTCTGCCACCATTCCCAACGAGAATACTTGTTTGCTTGGAATGCAAGGTCTGCTTCTTGGAACTTACCGATTTGATCACGATAAGCATTCATTGTGAAGACCGCATCTTTGTAGGACATTTGACGGAAGTAATTCATAATATAATCTCTCATTAGTTACAGATACAATATAATACATCTACAACGAAATGTCAAGCCCTTTTTGAAATAAAAACGTTTTTTATTTGTAACGATGCTGAGACCACTGAAGTTCATCATATGGAACTTCATAATGTTTCAACCATTCTAAGGTTACATCCATGTCTGTGTTGATGTCACGATTTGTTTCTATAATAATTTTATGACCATCTTGTTTCCAAGCGTTCAACTTTTCTATCATAAACACCGCTGGTTGTGCGTCATAAATTCCATATTGTTCTTGTGCATGTTCTGCTTTAAATGCCACATCATCAAGTTGTACTTTCACTACATTCATGTAAATAAACCTTCCACATCAAAATCTTCTACTACAGGTTCGCCCTTCTTCCAGTCGAACACATGATTGTATTTCTTATAGGGTTGTGTTGCAAAGAAGTCTTCCATGCACACCACCTCAACATTATCAAGTTGTTTGTATAATTCTGCCATCCTTAGATAGTTCAGCTTCAACTGACCTGCAAGGTTTTCAACATATTGACTTTCTGGTTCCACATCCAACTTTCTCACTACCGCTTCATCATAGTAATCTTCTGCGACATGCATGTTCCAATGAAAATCAACCAGTCGAGGATTACCACTCTTACGACTATGTCTTAGACCATTCCTACCAAACTCACCGTTAGTTCTTAGTGCAACCCAAGACAAGACCTGCGCCTTCCAGTCACGACGATAGAGTAAGATTACTTTATCTACAGACTTAACAATTTCTAAATCAACCTCTCCATGCGGCCAAGGTTTACGTCTCCAAGGTTCGATGACATGATCAGGCATCAACTTAAAACATGTCTGTTCCCCATTCTTCAAGGCCTTGATATAGTCCTCACGAAATGGGCGTCCCTGTACAAAAGTAGGGATGAGGGGATTGTCTGGATCATCACGTCCCATCTCTAGTTCTTGCCAAAATGCTAAATGTCCACCATACGCCCAAGGACGTTCGTGACTGAATAATTCTCCCATGTAAGGAAGATCATATTCTTTTGATTTTAAAAGGGTGAAAGCAGTACTACCTGCACGAAAGTTCGTTAGTACACAAACTGTATTGACCATCTCAACTCCATTATCTGATAATATCGATATTACTATCTTCAGTCCAAATTTCCAGATCGTTTCTTAGACGATCCTCTTCGTTTAGTTTATTGTATCTTTTGGTTGCGAGTTTACGCCACCATTCGATCACATTTTTCTGATAGTATTTATCCCAGTTTGGAGCCTTAACAATTTGATCAGTCTTACCGTTTACAATGTCAACAAAGTTTTCTACACCGTAGTTTGAGACATAGTAACGTTTCTGTTCTGTCAATGCCTTGGCATCTTCAATAGTTTTCTTGAACCTGTTGAGTTCATCACCTTTCAGTGATTTCTTTATCAAACCAATAATCGCATTTGTGTATTTCAACTTACGACTTGAAGCACCCTCTTTTACAAGCACACCCCTACCAACAATGTTTTCCACATATGCAACTAAATCCAAGAATGGTTTACCATGCATCATAGGAATGAAGTCTGACATTGTGTTACCTTTGTAACGCAGTAATGGTTTCATACCATCGTACATCGACGCACCTTTTGTATTTCCATACAAGGATGTGGTCTCGAACATTACGAGGTTCATACCGTATTTCTTGTTGAGTTTTTCTCTGACTTCGTGTGAACAACACAATGATGCCAGTAGTTTACCACCAAGGTAGTTGTAACCAAATGGTTGACATGGGACAATAACAAATCCCATAATCGCAGTTCTGTTAAACGTAGA